ATCATCCAGGCTTTTATCTTAGATAGCACATCGCAGGGAATTCTGGACGTCGCAGGCGTTCTCAGTTACTAACAAGGAGAAATCATGGCAGGAGCAGGCTACAAGTTATTCGCAACAGGCGACGTTCTGACGGCAGCGCAAGTAAACACTTATTTGATGCAGCAGACGGTGATGGTTTTCGCATCTTCAGCAGCTCGAACAAGCGCACTCAGCGGAGTATTGGCAGAGGGCATGGTTTCATATCTTCAGGACACAAACAGCCTCGAAGTTTATGACGGCGCAGCATGGATTGGAGCAACCGGCGATATCACAGCTCTGACAGCCGGAACCGGAATCAGCATAACGAACCCCACCGGGCCAATTCCAACCGTTGCGATCAACACAGCCGTAACAGCCGATCTGACGACAGCGCAGACTTTGACCAACAAGACGCTCACCGCACCCATCATCGCCACGATCAGCAACACCGGCACTTTGACCCTTCCAACTTCGACCGACACGATTGTAGGAAGAGCAACCAGCGACACGCTGACCAATAAGACCCTGACCAGCCCGATCATTTCCACGATCAGCAACACCGGAACTTTGACCCTTCCAACTTCGACCGACACGATCGTAGGGCGAGCAACCACAGACACCCTGACGAATAAAACCCTGACCAGCCCGGCGATCAACGGCGGCACAAACACCGGCAGCACGCTCGTGGGGCCAGAAGAGCGAACCACAGTATCGGCCACAGCAGCCACAGGCACGATCAACTACGACGCCGTAACCCAGGGCGTCCTTTATTACACCAGCAACGCCAGCGCAAACTGGACGCTGAATATTCGGGGCGCTTCAGGAACCACACTCAGCTCGATATTGGCCGTAGGAGATGCGATCACAGTGACCCATCTCGTTACAAACGGCGCAACCGCCTACTACAATAGCGCCTTGCAGATCGACGGATCCGCCGTAACACCGAAGTACCAGGGTGGAACAGCATTCGCCGCCGGCAACGCCTCAAGCATTGACGCCTACGTTTATACGGTCGTCAAGACTGCGGCGACGCCGACATACACAGTATTCGCAAGCCAGACGAAATTCGCATAAGGGGAATCAATGTCACCGATACTAGGAGCAAGAGGCGGATTATCCGCGAGCGCTTATGGTTTCACTTCGGTGGTTGCAGCTGCCGTCGGGGATTATCAATCAATCGCCACTTTATCAGGAACAGGATCTAGCGGCACTATTGCTTTTACATCAATACCCAACACATATAAACACCTGCAAATAAGAGCAAGCTACCAATGCTCAACTACCGATAACCCGTACATACGCGTAGGGGGTAGTTCTATTGATTCAGGTTCTAACTATTCATGGCATCATCTTTATGGCGATGGATCTTCTGCTCTAAGTAATGGTAATGGCAGCCAATCTTTTACCTATTTTGGATACTCACAAAATACAACAAATCCTAACGCAAGCGTTATTGATATTCTAGATTATGCAAGCGTAAATAAAAATAAAACTCTTAGAACACTAACCGGACAAGATAATAATGGTGGCGGTGAATTAGCAATCTGGTCTGGTTCGTGGCAAAACTCGTCTACGGCTATCGGTTCCATTTCTTTAATTACAGGGGGCAACTTTTCTACAGCATCTCGCTTCGCACTTTACGGAATAAAGGGATAAAAAATGCCAGCAACTTACGAATCAATAGCGACGCATACAATACCTAGCACAACAGCCTCTTATACTTTTACATCTATCCCAGCAACATACACAGACTTAGTTCTTATTGTAAATGGTAAGAATATATCAAGCGATCAAGGATTAACTTGCCAGGTTGGTACTGGTTCAATTGATACAGCAGCAAATTATTCTTGTACCTATTTACTCGGCAGTGGTACTAGCTCTGCTTCTGGTAGATTTACAAGCGACACGAATGGTCTTATTGGTCGTATGGGTAATGATAACAGCACATCTATTGCTCATTTTATGAATTACTCAAACACAACTACTAAAAAAACAATTCTTAGTCGTGGCAATAATGGAGCGTATGCAATCGCACACGTTGTTCTATGGCAAGGCACAACAGCAATAGACACTATAAAAGTTTTTAATTTGACCAGCGTAAGTTTTGCAGCAGGAGTAGTTCTAACCCTGTACGGAATTAAGGCGGCATAATGGCTAACACATATATACAAATTGGCAGCACCGTCACCATTGGATCAGGTGGATCATCTACGATAGACTTTACCTCAATCCCTAATACTTATACTGATTTAATTCTTGTTATGTCTGGTCGCTTAACAACATCTGGATATGATGGAACTCCCTGGGTTGTCGGAGCAATATCATTAAACGGAACAGTTATCGCTTCAGGAAAATTGTTATTTGGTACAGGCAGTGCAAGTGGATCAGATAATAATGCTCAGGCTGCTTTTATTTCTGATACAGACGCAACTGCAAACACTTTCTCTTCGATGAGTATGTATCTGCCAAATTATCAGTCATCTAATAATAAATCTATTTCCTTAGATGTTGTAACAGAAAATAATGGCACTGCTTCCCTACTTGGCTTGCAAGCAATTCTGAGCACAGTAACCTCCGCCATCACTTCAATTACACTGACATCTAACGGATCAGGTGCTTTTGCTCAATACACAACCGCTGCACTTTACGGCATCAAGAACTCATAAGGAGAAAGACTATGACAATACCAACAGCAATCGAAGTCAACTGCGCAACCGGCGAAGTCACCGAGCGACCACTTACGGCAGAAGAGATCGCACAGCGCGACGCAGATGCAGCCGCTTATGAAGCTCAGAAGGCGCAAGAAGAAGCCGAAGCACAGGCGAAGGCGACAGCCAAAGCCTCAGCCCGGGCCAAACTTGCAGCTCTTGGCCTGACAGAAGACGAGATCGCCGCCCTATAAATGGGATACCAAGAAGGCGATTGCACCCGGGAACCAACCCGGACGATTGACGACGCAGTCGACGAAGTAGAAGCATCGGGGATCCAGAAGAAGCCAGGAGAACGACATGGGAATCAGCACCCGGCAAGTCACCGTAACCACAGCAGCAACCGCGCTCGTTGACGCGACGGCAGAATCCGAAATGGTCTATTTACACAGCGTCAGTGGAACTTGCTACTTAGGAAACAGCGATGTCACCACCAGCACCGGATACCGCATGGATAACGGCGACAAGATTGCGATCGAGAACAAGGCAAACGGACTCTGGGCAATTACGACCACAGGAACCGTCATCATGAATGTGATGGCGATCGGGAAATGACCGCGCAGGATTACGCAGCTCTGGCCGTTTCAATTCTTACGATTGCCGGAGCCTTTGTGGCGATAACCAGATGGCTGGTCAAGCATTACCTTGCAGAATTGAAGCCCAATGGCGGCAGCTCGGTAAGCGATAGAATTTCCAGAGTCGAAACCAGAGTAGATGAGATTTATAGCCTACTCTTGGAAAATAACAGAACCAAAGGGGGCAGGAAATGAACCAACTGGAGAAGTTTCTAGATGTAGCACAATCCGAACTCGGATACATCGAAGGGCCAGCAGATAACGAAACAAAATACCAGAAGCCAAAGCAAGCCTGGTGCGGAGCATTCGTCAACTGGTGCGCAAAGCAAGCCGGAATCAAGATCCCAAATTGCACATACACGCCAGCAGGGGCAACAGCATTCATGGACAAGAACGCGTGGACAATTTCAGAGCAAGCAGAACCACAGCCAGGAGATATCGTCTTCTTTGACTTTCCCGGCGACGCGCTCGATCGCATTTCACACGTTGGAATCGTGATCAGCAATAACGGTAACGGCACAGTAACCACAGTAGAAGGCAACACCAGCCCGGACAAGAAGGGCGACCAGCGCAACGGCGGCGAAGTCTGCAAGAAGATACGCGCATACAAGAAGAAGAATCGCGGCAAGGTTCAACCATCTCTGCCAGTATTTATCGTAGGATTTGGCCGCCCTAAATTTAAGGAGATAACAAATGGATAAGAAGAAGCTCGAAGCAATCGCAATGACCTACCTGCGAGCAGGAGCAGCAGCAATCGCAGCTCTTTATCTTGTAGATCCAAACCGCCCACTCAAGGAATACCTTGCAGTAGGGATCGCAGCAATCGCTGGCCCACTCTTGAAGGCGATAGATCCCAGAGCAAGCGACTTCGGACGCGGAGCGAAGTAATTGATGAATCGGGGGGATATTCTTCAAGAAGCGCACCGACTCACAGCCAAAGACCGCCAGCAAACATACGGCGATCCAAGAACCAACCACCGCCGCATTGCAGACTTATGGACGACATATCTCGAGCATCAGATCACTCCACAGCAAGTAGCGATATGCATGGCGCTAGTTAAAGTCGCACGTTTGATGGAGACAGAGACAGAAGACTCCTTCGTAGATTTAGCAGCCTACGCCGCAATCGCCGGCGAGATTGCGACCAATCAATGAACGAAATGATTATCCTCGTACCAACAAGAGGACGCCCGAGCAACGCCGTCGAACTATTAGCAGAGCACGATCGACTTTCCACACATTCAGACATCCTCTTCGTTATTGACGCAAACGATCTAGAGCACGATGCCTACGAATACGAAGTAGGCGCAGACAAGTGCATGACGATCCAGAACGAAACCCGGGGCATGGCTTACCCAATCAACAAGGCAGCGAGCGCAATTGTAAAGAAGGGCGAATATAAATACTTCGCCTTCCTCGGCGATGACCACCGCCCACGCACAGCCGGATGGGATGACCTTCTTATCCAGGCGATGCAGAAGCGACCGTCAATGGCCTACGGCAACGACTTGCTACAGAAGGAACGACTTCCAACCATGATCGCGATGACCAGCGACATCGTCAAAGCGCTCGACGGAATCGTTCCGCCAAAGATGAAGCATTTATACCTTGATAATTTCTGGAAGAAACTAGGCCAGGATTTAGGAGCGATCACCTACCTCGATCACGTGATCGTAGAGCACATGCACCCCATCGCTGGCAAAGCCGAATGGGATCAGGGATACAAGGAAGTCAACGCAACCGAAATATACGCATTCGACGCGCTCGCCTACAAGAACTACATCGAAAGCGAAGCCTACGAATTGCTCAAGCGCAAACTAAGGCCATGAAGCAGCTCATCGCGTACTCTTTATACGGCAGCGAAGAGCGATACACGATCGGCGCGATCAAGAACGCAATTCTGGCAACCAGGCACTTCAAAGGATTCACCCTGCGCTTCTACACCGGGGCCTCGGTTCCAGAATCCATCAAGCAAACCCTTCAGCTCTTCCCCCACGTGCAGCTCGTAGACCAGCCAGGGCCAGAAGACCACACAGCCAAACTCTGGCGATTTCAGGCTTTGACCGATCAGGAATTCGACATCGTTCTAAGCCGCGACGTAGACGCCAGGCTGACGCACCGGGAACGGATCGCGCACGAAGAGTTTCTGGCAAGCGGCCTCGATTTCCACGTGATGAAAGACCACCCCACAGGCCACAATTACCAGATCAGCGCCGGCATGTTCGCAGCTCGCACCCGGGCCATTCCATATTTCATACCACCAGAAGCGCAGAATTACTACACGCAAGACCAGGACTGGCTCGCGGCCCACATTTGGCCCTTGATCCAGGGAGCAACCCTGATCCACGATGAGAGCTACGAAACCCCCACAGAAGGAAAGAGCAGACGGCGGCCATTCCCGATCGCAAAGAAGGCAACCCTGCACCACATAGGGGCGGCTTTAGAAGCAGACGACCGCTTCCATTTCAGCGTTGACCAGGCGATGGCAAAGGGCGAATCAGGAAGCGACAGATACCTGGCAGAATGGCTCATATGAAGATTCTAATAACAGGAGACGCCGGCTTCGTTGGCCGCGCCTTCCACAGAGCGCTCGACGGCAAAGGCCATGAGATCACCGGCATCGACATCGCAAACGGCATCGATTGCAGGGATTTCTTCAAGAAGGACGACACCAGATACGATGTCGTTATTCACCTCGCCGCGATCGTCGGGGGCAGAGCCACGATCGAAGGGAACCCTTTGGCCGTTGCCAGCGACCTCGCCATCGACAGCGACATGTTTCAGTGGGCCGTAAGAACCAAGCCGAAGCATCTTGTTTATTTCAGCAGCTCGGCGGCTTACCCGATTTTCTTGCAGAGAGCCGCCTACCAGCAAAGACTTCGCGAAGTTGACATCAATCTTGACCACATTCGCACCCCGGATTTCAGCTACGGATGGGCAAAATTGACCGGTGAAACCCTGGCCCGATACGCCAGAGCAGAAGGAATCAAAGTCCACGTGCTGCGCCCATTTAGCGGATACGGCAGCGACCAGGCGCTCGATTACCCATTCCCATCTTTGATAGAACGCGGCAAGGCCAAACTGGATCCGTTTGACGTATGGGGAACCGGCGAGCAAGTGCGCGACTTTATCCACATTGACGACGTTGTTGCAGCTACCTTCGAAGCGATCACAAACGACATCCAAACTTTGAACCTTTGCACCGGGCGGCCGGTTTCATTTATCCAGCTCGCAGAGATGATCATGCTGGCGCAGGGATACCTGGCCCCGATCAGGAAACACCCAGGCAAACCAACCGGAGTCGAATACCGAGTAGGCGACCCCACGAAGATGTTTCAGATTTACGAGCCGAAGATCAGCCTCGAAGAAGGAATCGCCAGAGCACTCAAAGCATGAAAATACCCCCCACAGCCAGGAAACCGGCGGTGGGGGGTATTTCTTGCTACAGGAGATCGGATGGATTCCGGATGGATCGCATCTCCTTCGCAATGACCCGATTGCCCCAAGAAACAAGGAACCAACCGGGAAGAGTAGGAACGCGCAGCTCTTTCTTTGGCAGCAGCACGATCAGGAAAGACCACAGGCCAAAGAACAGGCCAAAGGAGAACCAGAACCAGATCCGGCGGCCGTAGGCCAGGGCCAGAAGGCCGGCAACAGGGGCGATGGCCAGATTCCACCAGCTCATCGGATGTAGGCCTTCAGAGCATCCACGATCACTTCGCTGACCGACTTCTCATCGGCGGCGGCCTTAGCTTTGACGGCAGCCCACAGGGAATCGGACACCCGGACAGAACGCATCTTCTTAGCGGCCATTCGAGATCACCTCGTCGATCATGACCGAGCAGGAACCATAGCCAGAACCAGTCCAGCAGAGATCGCGAGTGGCAAACGTGAACAGGCTAAGCAGGAGCAAGCCGATCACGATTGCCACTGCGCGACGGCGAAGGACAAACTTGCGATCCATCTTCATTATTCGCCTCTCAATGCAGCTAGGTATGAGGGCAGAGCAGACAGGACATTCACCATAACCGCCTGCATCAATTCAGGATCCTGGGCCTGCGCCGCATCGACAAGGTTGCGACCAGCCAGCTCCATCCCTTCGCTAATATCCATAAGCAGAGCTTTCATTGCACCCATCACTTCACCTCTTCTTTGACTCGGGGCAGATGCCCATTGATTTCGATATATTCGGCCAGAGTAACCACACCTTTATATTCCCAGCAAGGCACGCAATGCGACCCATTTGTGACGCGCTCATCGCAGAAGACGCAATACAGATCCAATAAAGAGCTCATGACTTGACCTCAAAATCTGCATGCTTAGGAAGACAGAAGACACAGATATCCATCCAGTAGCGCTCGCCATTTGAATGCTGATATTGGCGCTTGTAGATCGCCTGAAAGCGACCATCGCAGGCTTGGCAATCAGGAAGACCGGCAACCTTCATCTGGGGCTTTTGATTCAACATTATCGACCCTCCCATGCAGCTCGTGGAGCATAAGGAGAAACAGAAGAAGAAGAACCAACTTCAGAAGTAGCGATCCAGACAGTAGGCAAACCGCCGGAGATTTCCTCTTCGTCTTCGTCTTCGAATTCAGAATCAGAATCAGAATCGACCAGGGAAACGCAGTCAATCACAGCAGCCAGGGGATAGGAAGGTTGCTGCGCAACCATGACATCGGCCTCGGCCAATTCGGGAAAATCTTCCAGGAGATCCTGGAGCTGCTCGATGAGATCAGTGAGCTTCATTATGCGACCGCCTTCTTGATAAGGAGAAGATTAGGCTGGAGAGCAGAAGTCGTGACATCAAAACCCTTACCACGAAGAAGAGCAACGATGCCGGCCATAGCTTCATCACGACGAGCTGCAGCACCTTCTCTAGACCAAGTACCAAACTCATAGCGAACAAGGACAGAAGAGGATCCGTTCTCGACATGGAAGCCTTCAGAAAAAAGATGATATCCACGAATCTTAGTCTTGGCCTCGGTGCTTTTGATGAAATGAGCATTAGAAAGAATGCGGCTGATTGCTGAAGCGTTTGGCATTGTGAAAGTCGTAGACATTAGAGCCACTCCTTCGCGATCGCAACGAGAATAGAAGACGAAACCATTTCGCCCTTGAAAGTAGCAACAGCAGCTACACCGAAACCTTGAAACTTGAAGATGTGAATCGAACCATCTTCAACTGCAAAGCGAACACCGTTCACGAAAGAACCCTTCAAGAAACCAGAATTCGTACCAGGCAAAGAGATATCGCAACCGCCGAAATTGTTATCGACAGGAACATCGCATTCACCAGAGATCGCAAGCTCGACAGCAGCTTCGACGATTACATCTTCAAGATTAAGAACTGACATTTTATTACCCCCCCCGGCTTGAAGACATTCGCTCCTTTGCCGATATGAGAATCTTGCCATACGTCAAGACAAATGACCAGACGAAACAAGGCCTAAATCCTGTGGGTTTTATCCACAGCCCCGGCAAACTGAGCGTGTGACAGCCGGCTGCGGCGTGGCGGATGACAGAATCAAGGGCCAGCCCCCACAATTGGCAGCAACAAGGCACAGCGCCACAAGACCAGGGGGAATCAATGGAAACACAGCTCATCATCGGAGCAGGGATCGCAGCGAGTGCGATCATCACCGCATTATTATTGCGATGGCAGAATGACCCACTCGAAGAACAGATCCGAGAAGCAATGCAATACGAAACCAAACAGCAGAAGATCGCAAAGGCGATCCATCGATGAAATATCGCGAGCCTTTATTTTCAGTGCATGGCAACGAAGGACGCCTCGCGATTTATTTAGAAGAACAAGATGCCGTCGTTGATTTGATAGAAGAAACCGGCAAAGAAGTACACCCGGACTACATCGCAGACTTGGCCGTTTACGGAAAGATTGAAAATCTAAAAACAGAAGAAGGCTCCGATAGATATTCCAAACATCGCGACAAACTAGATCCGACAGTTTTACTCATTGCAAACATGAGCCAGGACGAAGCGCTGACATTGGCAGAGCAGATCCTGATCGCAGTAAGAGCGATGAAAGAACCAGCAGCCCCACGATTGGAAATCGTAAAGTAAATGGCAAACCCAAACGGACGCAAAGGCGCACTCTTCGAAACAGATGTAATGAGATGGCTGCGTTCCGTTGGCGCGATCGCTGAACGATTGACCAAAGCAGGCAGCAAAGACGAAGGCGACATCGTCGCGATCGTTGCAGGCAAGACATACATTCTAGAATTGAAGAACCGAAAGAACATCTCACTCCC